AGGCGTCCTCTCTCCCCGGCATTTCTTTCCCAAATCGGAGGTCCCGCATGACTGATCGGATGACGATAGTTCAGGCCGCTGAGGATGGTTCCACAAGGGATTTGCTGGTGGCAATGCGGACACGAATTGCTCAGGCGGTGGGCGATCCTGAGACGCCCGCCCGTGACCTTGCTGCTTTGACTAAGAGGCTGGTGGAGGTCGTGCGCGATATCGAGGCGATTGACGCCCGTGAGGAAGAAGCGGAGTCTCATGCCGAAGTCAGCGACGGGGAGTTCGACCCGGAAGACATCTGAGCCTGCGCCGAAGCTGAGCGAGATTGCGAAGGTTGTTTACCCCAAGGACATTGTTACTACTGCTTGGCCGAGGGTTGTTGCGCAGTGCGCAAAGATGGGCGTTTCTTTCGACCCATGGCAGCACGGTGTTGGAAGTATTGCTTTGGGGAAGCGGAAGAACGGTAAGTACGCGGCGACTGTCGGTGGCGTTGTTCTTAGCATTCCTCGGCAGGTTGGTAAGACCTTCCTGATTGGCATGATCATCATCGCTTTGTGCGTGATCTTTCCGGGGTTCACTGCGTTGTGGACTGCTCACCGTACCCGTACTGCGTCTATGACGTTTGCGTCTATGCAGGCGATGGTGCGGAAGAAGAAGATTTGGCCGCATATTAGGGCTATTCGAACGTCGAATGGTGAGCAGGAGATCCGTTTTAAGAACGGTTCGATCATCATGTTTGGCGCTCGTGAGCAGGGCTTTGGTCGCGGCTTTGACAAGGTTGACGCCGAGATTTTTGATGAGGCACAGATCCTCACTGAGAAGGCCCTTGAGGATATGGTTCCTGCCGCGAACCAGTCTCAGCAGGCTTCAGGTGCGTTGTTGTTCTTTATGGGCACTCCCCCGCGTCCTACTGATCCTGGTGAAGAGTTCTCTAACAGGCGCTCTAAAGCCATGTCGGGGAAATCTAAGGACATGGTGTACGTGGAGTTCTCAGCGGACCCTGGCGCCGATCCTGATGACCGTGAGCAGTGGCGCAAGGCCAACCCGTCGTTCCCTCATCGCACCTCTTCAGAGTCGATTGAGCGTATGCGGGAGAACTTGACAGATGATGATTCGTTCAAGCGTGAGGCTCTTGGCATTTGGGATGCTGAGGATTCTGCGCGGGTCATTGATGAGGTTTCGTGGAATGCGGTTGCGGATCCGGCGTCGATGGCTATTGATCGGTTGTCGTTGGCGATTGATGTTCCCCCTGATCGTTCGATTGCTTCTGTTGCGCTCGCTGGTCAGCGTGCTGACGGTCGTTGGCATGTGGAGCTTGATGATTCCCGTAAGGGTGTTGACTGGGTGATCCCTTGGGTTCGTTCACGTGCGGAGAAGAACCGGTTGCATGCCGTGGTGGTTGACGAGATGGCGGGCCTCACTGAGGAACGCCGCGGCAGGCACTACTTGATCGGCACTGACATTGTGGTGACTCTCGCTGCTGCTGAGGGCCGGCACATGTCTATTGCGTGCGCGAAGTTCTTTGACGGTGTGATTGATCAGTCTGTTATGCACACGGATCAGCCTCAGGTGAATGTTGCATTGTCTCTTGCAAGAAAGCGGCCTCTGGCTGGTGGTTGGGCGTGGAACCGTAAGGATGCCGCGTCTGACATCACGCCTGTTGTTGCTCAAACTTTGGCCCTTTGGGGTGCTCAAAACGAAAACGTGCTACGTCCGACGCGGCGTGCTGGATCTAGGACGGCGGTGGTTCTGTGACTTTCGAGAAGCTGTCTGTTCCTGGGCTCAGTGATGTTGAGTCGGATACGTTGAATCGCTGCTTGGAGGGTCTTGAGAATAAGAATCCAAGAAATTTGTTGCGTTCGTCTTACTATGACGGGAAGCGTGTTGCGAAGCTTGTTGGCACGGTCATCCCACCGGAGTATCAGAACATTGGGTTGGCGCTGGGTTGGGCTGCTAAAGGCGTTGATGGGCTTGCTCGTCGGTGCAACTTGGAGAAGTTCATTTGGGCTGATGGTGATCTTGATGGGATCGGGATCAAGACGTTGCAGGAAAGCAACTTCCTGTTGTCCGAAGTTTCGCAGGCCCGTACTGATTCCCTGCTGCATGGTGTTTCTTACTTGATTACGACGAAGGGCGAACCTGATAAGGGCGAACCTGCTGCCTTGGTTCACGCTAAGGACGCCCTGAACGCTTATGGTGAGTGGAACTCCCGCCGCCGCGCTCTGGATAACCTACTGTCGATCACGGCCCGTGACGATAACAAGGTCACGGGCTTTGTTCTGTACTTGAACAACCTGACGATCAATGCAGATAAGACCCCGCGGGGTTGGACGATTGATCGGTCTGACCACAATTGGGGCGTGCCTGCTGAGCCGCTAGTGTACCGTCCGCGCGGTTCCCGCCGTATGGGCCGTTCGCGTATAACGCGGCCTGTCATGGGGCATCAGGACGCCGCTCTTAGGGCGCTGGTGCGTCTCGAAGCTCACATGGATGTCTACACAATTCCGAAGCTGATCCTGTTGGGCGCGGATGAGGGGATCTTCAAGAACGCTGACGGTTCTCCTAAAGCGTCTTGGCAGATTGCTCTTGGGCGTACGTTTGGTATCCCGGATGACAATGACACGAACGCTGCGAATCCTCGGGCTGATGTGAAGCAGTTTGATGCTCAGTCACCTGAGCCTCATTTGGCTGATTTGAATGCGCTTGCAAAATTGATGGCTCGTGAAACGGATTTGCCTGATTCGGACTTCGCTCTGACTGATATGGCGAACCCGACTGCTGAGGGTGCGTACGCGGCTTCCAGGGAGAATCTTATCTCTGAGGCTGAGGGCGCTATGGAGGATTGGTCTGTTCCGATTCGTCGCACCGTGAACCGGGCCCTTGCGATTCAGAATGACCTTGATGAGGTTCCTGAATCTTGGGGCTCTATTGAGACGAAGTGGCGTTCTCCGATCTATCTGTCCAAGGCTGCTGCGGCTGATGCTGGCGCTAAGCAGATTGGCGCTATTCCGTGGCTGGCTGAGACTGAGGTTGGGTTGGAGCTGCTTGGTTTGGATGATCAGCAGATTCGTCGGGCGATGGCTGACAGACGCCGTGCTGCCGGACGTGCTGTTGTTGCCGCGCTGACCCCGCAACCGCCTGCCACGCAGGTTACCGATGCTGACAGCGAGTGAGTCTAAGGCGGCACTGACTCTTGTCACTGGTGAGGCTGTTTCAACTACGTTGCGGTTGCTTGGTCGGGCTTCTGGTTCGCCTGAGCAGCAGCGGGCCATCCTTCTGGATGGGGTGCCTGATGTCATCAACTACTACTCGTTCGGGTCTTCCGCTTTAGCGGCGGACTACTACGACGATGAGCGGGAACGTCAGGCCGCGCCGAAACTATATGTGGCTGAGCCGGTGATTGTGGAGCGGACTGAGAAGATCCGCCGCGCTGTTGCCTGGGCTGCTGATCCTTTGTTCACTGATGATCCTTCCGCGACGGGGGGGCGTCTTGCTGATGTTGTTCAGTTGGAGACCGCCCGCCCTTACCGGGACACAATACTGGCCAACCGGCAGCGGGATCCTTCTGCTGTTGGTTGGCGCAGGATTACGAATGGTGGTTGCAAGTTGTGCCGGATGCTCGCTGATCGCGGGGCCGTGTACAGCGACACCACGGCGAGGTTCGCCACGCACGGGCATTGCAAGTGCACTGCTCAACCGGTGTTCACTTCAAGTGACTACGGCGAAGAGGCAAGCGTCATGCAGTACTTGGCGAGCCGGAAGCGTAGGACACCAGCTCAACGTGCCGTGTTACGCGAGTACCTGAACACCAACTACTAAAAGACTTCCCCTTCTGGGGAGAGCGCTACGGTCGCGCTTCAAGACCGGTCTAAACGTTCGACGGAACAGAAACGGAGTACTCCGATGAGTGACACCAGTGCAGCGGTAACCGATGGCGCGGAAGTAGCGCCCGAAAATGCTGATCAGGTCAAGGAGCAGCTTGTTTCACAGGCTGATGTTGACCGGATCGTGAAGGAGCGTGTCGCGCGAGAGCGGGCAAAGTACTCCGATTACGACGAACTCAAAGTCAAGGCTGCGGGTAGCCAGACCCTTGAGGAACGCCTCGCGTCTCTTGAGGGTGAGCTGACCACAGCTAAGGCGACCGCTTTGCGTAGTGACATCGCCGCGAAGCATGGGCTGTCAGCCGAGGACCGCGACTTGTTCCTCACCGGAACCGACGAGTCAACTCTCAACGCTCAGGCTCAGCGCCTAGCGGAGCGAGAAGCAGACCGGAAGAAGCAAGGCAACGTGGCGCCTAAAGAGGGCGCTTCTTACAACTCTGGCACGGACAGTGAAGAGAAGGCTTTCGCCTCGAACCTGTTTAGCCGGGACACCTAACCAGAAGGATTCATACCATGGCAATTCTTGCCACTAGCGGCATCACGCTGCCGAAGAACATTGCCTCCGGGCTTTTCAGCAAGGCAACCACGGGTTCCGCTGTAGCGGCACTGTCGGGTGCGGAGCCGCAGCAGTTCGGTGAGGTCACTCACATGACTCTCACGGGCCGGCCTCGTGCTGAATATGTTGGTGAGGGTGCTGACAAGTCCTCAACTAACGCCACGTTCGGCACGAAGGTTGTGTCCCCGCACAAGGTGCAGGTCACGATGCGTTTCAACGAGGAAGTTCAGTGGGCTGACGAGGAATACCAGCTTGGTGTTCTTTCTACCCTGGCCTCTGAGGGCGGTCTTGCACTGTCTCGCGCTCTTGACCTTGGCGTGTTCCACGGCATCAACCCGCTCACCGGCACCAGCTACGCTGGCATCGCCGCGGGTGACCGCATCGGTACCACGACCAACAGTGTTGAGCTGACCACGGCAACGCTGACCACGCCTGACCTCGTGATCGAACAGGCTGCTGGCCTTGTGATCGCTGACGGGTACATCCCCAACGGCATCGCGTTCGATCCCACCTACGCCTGGACTGTTGCAACGTCTCGTTACGCCGATGGTCGCAAGAAGTACCCGGAACTGGGCTTCGGCGCTAACGTAACCTCTTTCGAGGGCCTGAGCGCGTACAGCACCAGCACCGTTTCCGGCCTGCCGGAAGCTGCTGCTAACTCCAACATCAAGGCCATTGTTGGCCAGTGGGATCTCCTGCGTTGGGGCGTTCAGAAGTCCATCCCGGTTGAGCTGATCAAGTTCGGTGACCCGGACGGTCAGGGCGACCTCAAGCGTAAGAACCAGATCGCTCTGCGCCTGGAAGTTGTTTACGGCTGGGGCGTCATGGACCTTGACGGCTTCTCGACCATCAAGGATGCGGTTGCCAATGTCTAAATTTGAGAATCTCACTACCGGCGTTGTGGTGTCTGTGGATGATTCCAAGGATGACCGCTTCGTTGAGGGCTGGAAGCCTGCGGGCGCTCCTGATCCCCGCCCAGCCGGCGCCCCGGATTCCTCTTGGAAGGTCGCTGACCTCAAGGCTCATGCTGAGGATAACGGCATCGACTTGGGCGACGCGACGAAGAAGGAAGACATCGTTGCCGCCATCACGGCTGCATCGACTCCTAGCGAATAACGGAAAGGGGCGGTCATGTCTGTGACGCCAGCAATGCTAGCGGTTGCTCTAGGGCAGACCGCCCCTCTCGCTGGTTCTGTGACTGAGCAGCAATGGGACATGTGGATTGATGACGCGGAAATGCTCATTGAAGCACGTCGGCTGCTGCTTGGTTTGGAACAGCCGGATGAGGCGAAACTTGATTATGTGATTCGTGAGGCTGTCGTGGCGCATATCAAGCGTCCCGATGATGCTACTCAGGTAACTGTCGCGGTTGATGATGCTTCGTCTTCACGTTCGTATCAGACAGGTAAGGGCAGGGTGACCATTCTTGATGAGTGGTGGGTTCTGCTTGGACTGGTTGAGGCTAGCGGCGCGTTCTCCATTGACATGGTGGGCGCCGCCTCGGTTCATCTTCCCTGGTGCACGCTGATGTTCGGCGGTAATTACTGTTCGTGTGGCGTTGATATCGCAGGCTACCCGATCTTTGAGGGCGGTCAGCCATGACTCTTGCTGATGATGTGCTTGCAACTTTGCCTTTCCTTAAGGGTCAGGCCGAGTCGCTAATGATTGATACGTGTGTGGTGCATCGTCCTGGTGAGCCGTTCACGGATGAGGATGGCAACGTTACAGCGTCTCTCACGTTGCTCTATACGGGTGCGTGCAAGATTCAGCAGACACTAGCCCAGTCGAGCAACCCGGAAGCGGGAGGCCACCAGTTTACGGTGCAGGATACGCGGTGGGATACGCCGGTCGTTGCGGGCCCGTTTGACGTTGGTGATGTGGTGACTGTGGTTGGTGCTGTGTTGGATCCGCAGCTTGTTGGTCGGGTGTTTCGGGTGACTGAGCCTTTCCATAAGACGGGGGCGACTGCGCAGCGTACACGGGTCGAGGAGATCAGCGCATGAGTGTTGATACTTCTGGGTTGGATGGTTTGGCGAAGTCGTTCCGGTTGATCCCGGTGGAGATGGTACCAAAACTCAAGGGTGTCGTAACTAAGTCCGCAGTGAACACTAAGAAGATCATGCGTAAGGATGCTGCGGGGTCGAAGCACTTTAAGCAGCTTGCCCGGACGATCAGTTATGACCTTAAGGTTCATTCGTTTGGTGGCGATGGGGTTATTGAGGCTGAGGTTGGTCCTGCTGGTGGTGGGTCTGCTTCGTTGGCTGGTATCGCGTATTTTGGTACGTCTCGTGCTGGTGGTGCGACGTTGCGTAATCCTGAGGATGCGATGTTGGAGGAGGCGCCGAACTTTTATGAGTTCGCGTTTCAGGCGACGGAGGGGCTTCTGTGATTCGGGAGCATTACGCCGCTGTGAAGGCGCTCCTGCCCGCGCCTGGGTTGACGGTTTACATGTGGTCGGTTCCTACTTCGCCGGTGTTCCCTTACGTGTGTTTGTGGGGTGACCTTGGCGATGAGTCGAGCGGCGGGCCTGATGGCGATTCGCTCTGTGATGTCCCTGGTGTTCTGACTCTTAGGGTCCGGGCGACGTATGCGGGTCTTACTGGTGACGCGCTGGGCATTGTGGCTGCGAAGGTTCGTGCCGCACTCAATCGCAAGACTCCTGTGGTTGCTGGTTGGGCGCCGTCGAAGTTGCGGCAGTCCGTTCTGATGGACGCGCAAACCGATTTCGACGTGACTATCCCGAACATCGGCCACCCAATTTTCGCTGTTGACGAGTTCTTGCTTGTCTCGAACAAACTCTGAAAGGGGCAGGTCAATGACGAAGCTCGTTGATGCCTATTCGAAAACTACTGGGGCTAAGCAGGTTGTTCCTGCTGCGTGGCTTGAACGTAAGGATGCCCCTTTCAATGATCTTGCTATGACTCCCCGCCAGAAGGCGCGGGAATCGAAAACGCCGGCCTCGCCGGAAAATGAAGGAGAGGCCAAGTAATGGCTCGTGTTCTTGCTGATGGTAAGACTAAGTTCACCATCCTCGTTACTAAGCCGGCGAATCCGGCTGCACCTACTGCGACGGAGTTGAACGCTGGCATTGATTTGTCGTGTGACATTCTGACGTCTGATTTCACGTGGGGCGCCACGGATTCGGACAAGATCGCTGAGAAGGCGTTGTGCGATTCGGGTAACTCGAACGCTATTGGTGCGTCGAACTATGCTGCCGGGTTCACTCTGTGGCGCAAGTTCGCGACTGCCGGCGGGTTCGATGAGGCTACTGAGCTGGGTTGGGCTGCTGTGAAGGAGAAGGGCGCGACCCTGTATGGGTACGCCCGTCAGATGGATAAGGATTCGACGGATCCTTGGGCGGCTACGGATGAGATTTATCTGGGGGCCGAGTTCATTACTGACACTCCGCAGCGCACGGACGGTACGGGTTTTATCAAGTATCGTGTGCCGGCTGAGGTGCAGCGTGGTTACCCGTTCATTGAGGTTGCTGCGGGCGCTTAGTTAGACCGGTTGGCGGCGTGTGTTTAGGCTCCGCGCCGCCAACCTACCAAATGAGCCTACCCACAAACTTTTTGGAGCCTAAACCATGAGTGTTTCCCCGCAGGATTTTGATTTTGATGCTTGGTTGGATGGTGCTGACCGTCCGCAGCGTTCCGTGACTGTGTATCAGAAGGCTGGTTTGATCGCTGACCTTGACGCCTTGGCTGTTCGTATCGAGCATGCTGATGGTGAGGATGAGGTTGATGGGCCGTCGATGGCTGGTGGGGCTCAGAAGCTCCGCGCTGAGTACGCGAAGTTGGCTGAGCAGTTCCACAAGTCGGCGTTGACGATCCGGGTCAAGGGGCATGACGACGATGAGAAGCGCGTGTTCGCTGAGGAGCATAAGGGTAATGCGCAGAGTCTCGGGAATCTGATACTGGCTGATGCTTTCCTTGAGCCGAAGGTTACGCCTGAGCAGGTTGAGAAGCTTGAGAAGGTTCTTGGTCAGGCACAGTTCAAGTTGATCCTTGCCGCGTACATGTCTGCGTGCAATGAGGTGCCTGTTGTGAGCGCCGATTTTTTGCCGAAGTCCTCCACACGGGGCGATGGGGACGAGTAGTAGCGGCACTGAAAACTAGTGAACGTTTCCGACGTTCGCCGTCCGCTTACCTTGGGGCACTGCCTGATCGTAAGGACAGGCTGCTTGAGTACGCGTACACGCTGTACCTTGATGGGCTTTGTGATGTGTGTGGTGGCAGCCGTGCTGAGTGCCGTAACGAGGCTAACGCTGGGTTGTATGAGGTGCAGGACACTACTTGTCACCGTCAGGCCGCGGTTGAGGAGCACACCGGGCAGAAGGGTTTCAAAGCGGAACCCGGACAGCGTTTTTATGCGACTGAGATTGACGACGAGTTAATTACTCGCAGGACGTTGCCGCCATTTTCCCGCGCCGATGATCAGGACGATTAGGCCGGCGAAAGCTACGAATGCTGAGAACCCGTTTAGTCCTGGGTTTCCATTCTCCCCTGCACTGATGAGTGCTACGGCCACGCCCATTACGAGCATCGCGGCGCCGACTTTCATTGTGTTCGCTGCTTTGCGTTTATTCGCTTTCGTGGCCTGAGTCATTCAGTAATTGTCGCATGGCGGCTTCTTTTCTAACACCCTTGGAGGTCTCCGTGGCTGAACGTCGCGTCTCAGTTAAGTTCAGTGCCGAGATCCAGGGCTTTAAGTCAGCCATGGAGGAAGCCGCTCGCTCGACTGAGAAGGTGAAGAAGTCTACTGAGGATGCTGGTAAAGCGGCTGATACTCATCTTGGGAGGATGGTTCAGTCTGCTACTAAGAACAGTGATGCTTGGGAGCGTAC